TAAGCACATACTCGCGGGCAACGGTGTCAACTTCACCAAGATGGTTTTCAGCAATACGGATGTCGTCTACGATATAGTTGCGAAATCTTACTATGTCGCGGTCATCTTCTTCTAGTGAAAGGCAGTTAGTACCGAAACAACCAAGAGATAATAACGCTTGGAACTCTTCCTGCGCAAAGTTTGAGTCAATTAAAATCTGATGAGCCATACGGCTGACTTCTTCAAAGTAGTTGGCTACTTTTTTATTCTGCATTAATTCAGGATTCGGATGCTTGTACTTAGCCCATATAGTATTCGGCGGAAACATATGCGAAAAGAAACCAGAGGCAAAGTTATAGTTAGCTTCGATGCAAGTATCAATCATACGTTGCGGTGGTTTTTCCTGTCCACCTACACGAATACGATTAATATTATCGTTAGTAGGAAATGCCCAATCTGCACATTCCTGCCATAAATTCATCCAATTGCCACGAACATTATCATTCATAGCTTCATATTTTTTAATTAAACTAGCACCATTCATAGATCGCCCGTCATGCTCATGTCTAGTAAAGTATTACCTGATTTTTTCTTTTTCTTAGGTTTTGCGTTGGATAACAGCCCTCCACCGTAATCTCCAAAATCAGACAAAGCTGTCGAAGATATAGCAGGCTCAGAGGAACCTGAAGCCGATGCACCATATCGCATACCCTCCTGTGCTTGCAGGTATTGTTCTTGAGCGGCGGCATCAATGTCTTGCGCTACAGGAATTGGTGGTGCTATTTTTGGTGGCTTTGGTGGCGCTTTTTTCTTCTTTTTTCTGCCCATAATTTGTCCTTAAATTTTTGGAAATTATAAATTCTTAATTTATCGGAGTTTAACCTGTTAAAACATATATATTCTTGTGCTTTGAAGCATCCTAACAAATTTGTAATATTACCTGCCGCGTAATATATATATACTGTATTAGGAATGTCAAGCACTTTTTCAGTCTTTTTTAGAATATAATCTGAGTTGGTTAGATAGCCACAAAGAAATACTTCTGCATCAGAATAAATAAAATCACACTCTTCTAAAATTTCTTGAGCTTGTTCGCCATACTCGTCAAAAAATAAGGTAATCATCTTCTACATAACTTCTGTGGTCTATTTGCGCTTTTGTTCGTAATAAGTATTCGCTAATCATATTCTGGTGTATAGCCATAAACATCATCCGAACCGCGTCAGCGCCGTGCGAATGCTCGTTATGCAAGATGCGACCCGTTGTCGGATTCCATTGATAGTTCGTGAGGTGTTCCAGTAATGATTCCAACGATATATCAATTCTACAACTCGGCAGATGCCTCCTAACAATTTCGATATCATCGCGTACCGAATTGGTTTTTGGGATGGGTCTAGCTTCGAACGAATACTGCGTCCTACAGAAATCAAGTATATTAGTCCCCGTGTTACCCATTCTTTTTTTCGAGTCGTGTGGCATATAGTGTCCCGCATATCTGTACCCCTTTTGAGCTATTACATCTAAGTAATGTTTTATGTCGTGTCCTGTGTTCTCATAGTAATCTATTATCTCAACCCTGTCTCCTTCAACGTAGGCAAACACAATCGCAGTTGGGTCATCTATACCCAAGTCCCAAAATGTATACACAGGTCTATCATTCTTTTGAAGACTTGTAATGTTTCCACAAGACTGTAACTTAGTCATCTCGTACCCATACACAGAGTTAGCCACATCAGCGACAGCTTCGTTCAAATATTCCTGTCTCGCCAAAGAATATGAGATCATTTTAGAGTCGACCCTGTCCTGTACGTTCATATACTCCATCCCCGTCAGGGGATCAATTTTTCCTAGAAGCTCTGGGTTCAGGTTCATTTCTTCGCCGACCCAACAGTATCGCTTGGTCACTTCGGGTGTCAGCCACTCACAAAACCAGTTGGGGTTGTTTTTGTTCGCCTCATACATCTGGTAGAGTTGGTTTTTCTTTCCGCGCATCGTGCCGTTCATTATGATAAACGAGTTGCCCTCATCCAAAATCGGCGCTAAGAATCCAGTTACTTCCTCTTTGTGCAAAGAAAACTCAGACAAAGCGTATCCATAACCACCCTGCCCCACGAAGTCGAGGTTGTCTGTACCGCCCATGTTGACTGTCGAGCCGTTGATTAGCGTAAGCTTTAGGTCGGTATTGTTTTTATTTAATACTATTTCGGGTGGGAATATTAAATCAATCAAGTGTCCGCTTTTATTGCCAATGGTTACAATGTTTTTCCAAATCGCACGCTCTGCCCACTTACGAGTCGGAAACAAGTAGTAGTACGAGCCAACCCTAGTCATTGCTTTCTTTGAAAGAATTGAAGCAGTTGTAACATCTTTACCATGTCGGCGCGGGTGACTGATCAAAATATTCTGTGCGCCCCTGTCCAACGCTTGCCACGCACCTAGCTGATAACCTCTAGGCTTTAACTGTGGCAGTCTTAGTCGCCTGATTCCCATACTACCTCTGAAAAGTCTACTGGCTCAATAATAATATCTTGGCTCTCTTCCGTAACACCGAATATCCTACTAAGCTCTTTACCTGCGGCGGCGTTGCCATTGTCCATCTGCCTCTTAAACGACTCAGCCAAAAACTGCTTAATAGCGTTCTTGTCGTTCCAATCGATAGATGAAGTGTCAATTTCGTTTTCTTTCTTGCGTCGCAACTCAGATAGTTCTTGTGCAAATGCCCACAACTGTTTGTTGTCTGCGTTCTTCATCTCAGAGTATATAGTTTGAGAACTCACCCCTTCTTACCCCAATCGATATCATCGTAGTTACTACGGTAGGCTTCTTTGTCAAACTTAGCCCAACTGTAGTTCGCGCCGTCTCTTTTGTTCTTTCGCTTCCATTGCCGTTCTGCTTCAGCGTCTGGCGTGTATTTGTATGGTACGTTACCCCCGCTCATCTATTTCCTCCACATAGCACATCATACAGATGTATTCTTCTACATAACCCTCATCATCTATTACTTCAAAGATAGGATTCTCTTCCGAGTTATCACATTGACATTTATCACAAATCATCTGGTGTATCTACCTCCATCGTATGTTCAAATTCTGTTCCGCAATATGGGCAATACTTAGGGTCATTTATCCCTAAAGGCATCTCATGAATAAAGAAATAATTTTCACACACATAGCACTCACAATAGGATAGCTGTTCTATTAACATAATCCAGATATAACCCCCTGCCCAGAAATGTCAAGCCAAAAATTTCAGAGTTTAGTGGGGGTCTATATATTTTTTTTTGCGATGTGATTGCGCCCCGATGGGTGGGGTCGATGCATCCCCTGCCCCAAAAACCACAACATATAGTATAATTACATTTTTGTAGGCACTATATATTGTGCAATGCGTTTTGAGCTTGTTTTTTTGTGCTATCTGTATGATTATATTACTTTCATGCTAAAATGCGTTAGCGTTCTGATTTGGGCGTTTACTGGGCGAAACCGACCTGTCAACAAAAAGTTATAGATACTTTTATATCGAATGGATTATGGTCATTGGCACACATTGTGCTACGCGCGCGCACATTGGGCGCTTGATCCTCCGCGCATTTTCTTCGAACTCTCGTATGTGTTGTGTGTGTATGTGTGTATACGCGTAGGTGTGCATATGATGATGTACGGGTGATGATGAACGCGACAGGATTTGCCCTGAAAAAATAAAACTTGACACGGTTTTTTATGCTGTGGTATAATAAATGTACCACCAAAAACAGCTTGAAAATAAAGTACTTGACACGCTTTTTCGGTGTGGTATAATAGATGTACCACGAGGGAACAGTCAAATGCGCCTGAAAAATAGGTGAAAAAAAAGTACTTGACAAGGTTTTTAATGGTGTGGTACAGTTAATGTACTACGATAGAAAACGATCTTTGACAATTGAAACGGGTGCGACAGGGGACGAGCGACAATCTCGCCACGACTCTTGCAAGCGTGTGGCTTCACAGGTCAACATGACGCATACCTGAGCCGAGTTATGACGGCTGAAAATTCCTTTCCTATTCTGTTCCCGTGACTGGCGGGCAAACCAGTCCATCTTTTGGACAATGAAGTCCATTAACAAAAAAGGAAAATACAATGAATAAATCAACTAAAGGTCTAGTATGGAATCGCGAAACTCGCAAACTAAGTGAGATCGAGATCAAAGACTACAAGGACGTACAAGACGCACTATTCATGGAAGACTACGACAGTAGTGCTTCGGATGTGACGTTGACGGTTGCAATGTGTGACATGGACGGCTACCGCGTTACCGCGTATGTGGACGACTGCGGGTTGCTTAAGTCCAAGCCACTCAGCGCCGTTGTAGGTTATCCTCAACCGCTAGCGGGCAACATTGTGTTCGTAGGTGATGTGGATGAAGAAGGCAATGACACGGACATGCCGAAGGAAGCATTCGAAGGCGCGACGAAAGACGGTCTTCCATATGTTATAGATCTTGATGGAGTTATATACGGATGAAATCATACATACTAAAAGTATATTATCAAAACGGAAGCCGTCCAGTACGGCTTTTCTTCTCTTCCAAGTCGGAAGCTAACACCAT